GGCCGGCGAGGATCGCCAGCCATTGCGGCCATTATCCGGGATTCTCGGACAGATCGCCACAAGTATCGACACGGCGGCGCGTTTCGGCGGCACCCTGGCGCATGCCGGCGGCACTCGATGACGGCCGGCGGCATCACCTGGCACTTGATGACAACGGGCGGCGCGGCATCGGAGCGGCCGCGATCTATCGTCCTACACTCAGACCGGGAAGATCGGCCACGCGATCACGGCGGCCGGGCTGGCCGGCGGCACTCGATACGGTCAAACGTATAGCCGGCGGCCGTTGCGATCAGCGCGCGCCGGCCATTGAGCAGCGGCGGCCGAGATTATGTTAAGACGATCAAAAAAGAGTCTCATGCTCACTGAATAGGACGAAAGAGTGATGAAGGGGCTGCGCGAGCTAGCGTTCAGTACCTACCCCTAAATCAGAGAACCACAGTTTTCATATTGTCGATTTTTACCAAGATTCTCGGACACTTTTCACCCCGTATGTACCTGTATTTCAAAAAATTTTTGTAATTTTTTCCCACACGGATTTTTGACTTTTGCACCGTTTTGTGTCTGACTTCGGTTCCATCACTTCTTGGTGGAGGTTTTTCATGTCGCAACCCGGTATCACGCCTGACTCAGGCATGCGGAAAAAGCCACGAACGCGGAAGATCTCAATGCGTTCTGCGGTGCATCACATAGCGGGGCCGGAACAGGATTACCCGGTGTACCGTTTCAGTGGTCGTCATTTCTTTGAGCGTCCGAAGCACAATCCGTTTGCAGGCCTGTAGGTCACATGGCGAAAGCACCTAAGCCCGGCTTCGCGTTGAATCATGGCGGCAAGAAGCGCGTCAAGAACACCAGGCGCAAGCCCGGCAAGGTTGGACTCGTTGCTGAAGGCGAGAACATGACCAAGCTGCGTTGGCAGACGGTGATCGAGCAGACTGCCAATGGAGCTACGCCGCGAGAGGCTGCTAAGAAGGCGAACATCAGCATCCGAACGGTTGATGCTTTTCTTATTTCGAACATATCGGCCACGGTGCAACTGCGTGATGCGCGGTTGTTGTGGAACAGGCGCGACTGGTCGATGGATCGGATTGATGATGTGTTGGAGCAGATCGCGATTGGCAAGACGATACGCCAGGCGTTCAGAAGTTGCGGCATTGACGACAAGCATCTTGGGACGTTGTATCGGATTTTGTTGAAGGACAAGGCGATCCGGAAGTTGTACGACGAGGCTCGCGAGTTGCAGGCCGAGAGTTACAGCGATGACATCATCGACATTGCTGACAGCCGCGAGTTTGACCGGGACGAGGACGGCAAGATCAATCACGAAGTCATCAACCGCGACCGATTGCGGGTTGATGCAAGGAAATGGTTATCGGGGAAGTGGTCGCCGCGTCGATTTGGGGATACCAAGCACCACATGCACGAAGGCGACATCAACATCAACCACGCGGCGATACTGTCGGGCGGTCGTAAGCGGCTCGAAGCGTTGAACGCCAAGCGCAAGGGCGAAACAATCGACAGCGAAACACAAGAAGTAGTCATCATTAACGAGTAACGAGGAATCATCATGTCAGTAATAGATTTGAAGCAACTATCACAACCGTTTGTCGGGACAGTCGCCGAATTTCAGGACGCATTGTTCCCGGTTCGCACGACCGCGCAGTTGGCGGCCGTTGGCAACGAGATCAACACGCTCGACAAGTTTGCTGGTCGCATGGTGTTTGACAGCACGAAAGGCCAGCCGGTTTGGGCTGATGCTGGATTGGCCGCGAGTACGTGGTCGCTATCGACAGGTGTTGTTGCGTCCTCACCGATCTAGCACATGAAATCGGTTGCCCTACAGATTGAAGAATTCGAGGCGATGCCTGAGCAGGAGTATGGCCCACCGGAATTCGTACAGTGGACAGAGGGTGAGCCGTTAAGCGAGCAGGAATTTGAATCGCAATTAGTCCACGACATTGACCAGTTTTATGATGACCCGCTCGGCTACGTGATGTATGCGTTTCCGTGGGGCGAGAAAGGAAGTGAGCTAGAAGAACATGATGGCCCTGACAAATGGCAAGCAGAACAGATGGATCGGGTGCGCGCCAACATACGCCGAGATCCTGAAGGAACTATCCGTGAGGCAATCGCTTCCGGTCACGGTATCGGCAAGTCTGCTGAAGTCGCATGGATCATTATGTGGGCCATGTCCACTCGACCTCACCTCAACGGAGTCATCACTGCTAATACAACGACTCAGCTAAACACTAAAACGTGGCGAGAGCTTGCACTCTGGCACAAGCGCGCTGCCAATCGGCACTGGTTCAAATGGACTGCGACCAAGTTTTTCCATGTGGAGCATCCGGAGACTTGGTTCTGTTCGGCAACGCCGAATACCGAACACAACTCAGAGGCGTTCGCCGGGCTGCATGGTACGCACGTTCTCATTATTTACGACGAGGCGTCAGCCATCGCCGACGCGATCTACGAAGTGTCTGAAGGCGCTATGACAGATCCGCGAGCCATGCACTTTTGCTACGGCAACCCGACGCGAAACACCGGCAAGTTCCGCAACATGTTCGTCAACGATCCACGTTGGGTTGTTCACCAGATTGACAGTCGCGATTGCAAGATGACCAACAAGAAAGAGCTTGCCGAACAGATCGCGGTTTATGGAGAGGACAGTGACTTTTGCAGAGTTCGAATCAAGGGTCAATTTCCACGCGCAGGCAGCATGCAGTTCATCAGTAGCGAAGTCTGCGACATCGCCATGCTCGCCGAAATGCCCTATGAGGCGTTCTTCCAACTCCCCATCGTCCTCGGTGTTGATGTGGCCCGATTCGGCGAAGATAAATCGGTTATATGTGTTCGGCAGGGCCGCAAGATCATCGAGTTAATCAAGTTCCGTGAAATCGATACCATGCATTTGTCAGCAAAAGTCGTGACCGCCATTCGTAAATACCAACCGGCCGCCACCTTCGTAGATGTCGTCGGCGTTGGTGCCGGCGTTGTAGATCGACTCCGGATGTTGGGCCACGACATCATCGAAGTGAACGCCGGCATGAAGCCTGACGACAAGGAAACGTACTGGAACAAGCGGTGCGAAATGTGGGATCGGATGCGAATTATGATGGCCGAGGGCATGGACATCCCGAACGACGCGGATCTGCGCAATGCGCTGATCGGCATCGAGTACGGCTTCAACGACAAAGAGCAGATGCGCCTTGAGCGCAAGCAGGACATGAAGAAGCGCGGCCTAGACTCACCAGACGAAGGTGACGCGATCGCGTACACGTTCGCCGAACACATCGGCGATATGAATCACAACTACTTCGAGCCAGATGATGCGTTCGAACCGGATTCGATAGCAGCATAGGAGATTTATTGTGGGAAATTTAAGAAAAGCACAGATGGCACACTTGGACTTTGAGTACGAGTTGGTCGGAGCGTCGGCAACTGCGCAGGTTTTAGGCTCTGCTGGCGATGCAGGCGACGTATTGCATGCCGTAGTCGTCAAAGCGAACACCGGAACGATCACCGTTCTCGACGGTGCAGTGGTGATCCTTGTGATCCCGGCGGCTGCGGCCGTTGGCACTCGTTACGTGCTTAACGCGAAATGCGTGACGAACTGGAACATCACAACCCCGGCATCGACGGAAGCTATCTGCATGGGCAGATTCACCTAATGAGAAAGCTGGCACAGCCACGGTACTACGAAGTCGGGGATCTGAAAAAGGTGGTCTGCACCACGCAGCGCGCCGGCTCGAACTCGATGGCCGAGGCGTTGCGGCCGGCTTACTCTGACAGCCCGGCCAACCTGATTACGGTCGCCGAGGCACTTGCCAGGCGCTCGCAGGGATGGCCGGTGCTGTTGTGGGTACGAGATCCGTTCGAGAAGTTTGCCAGCGCCCACGGTATTTTTGGCAGGCGCACATCGCTGGCGACGTTCATCACCAGAGCGGGACGCGAGAACGACGCGCATTGGGCATCGCAAGCGCGAACTCACACGCATTCCGGCATATTTTTGCCAACGCGCGTGTATCCGTTCTACAATCTCGCCGCTACATGGGCCGAAGAATTACCCGGCTACCCGTTGAGTCATCTGAATAAGACGAGGCTGCTGCATGACGAACTCCATACATATTCTGATCGAGAACCGTGGGACAGCCTGAAAGGACGAATGAGTGCCAATCAACTTCGTAAGCTAGAATATCTTTATCACGACGACATTGCCCTGCTTCGGTGGTGCAACGAATATGGCGTACATGAGGTAGCGGCATGACCGTATTGGCCCCATCACAGCGGATTCACCTACTGCCTGGCACTAAGCGCGGCCCTGATACCGTGTGGGCCGACTACAACGAGATTGATGTCGGCGACAACATGGACGAGCGCAAAGCCAAGCTCGAACAGTGGATGGGGATGCGGATCGGCACGGAGTTAATGCACACCTACAACCAGCGTGAATGGAAGGTCATAGTTGATTTGGAGGGCGAACTGCTCATTATTGCCTGTGATTCTATTTGCAATTTCAAGGGTTATCACATCAAGATGCACAAGCGCACGATCGGGGAATTGATCGAGCAGGCTAAGATGGCGGCCGGTGAGATCCTTGAGCGACACAATGTATCGCGGAATAAGCACTTCAATCCCGATCACTTAGAAACGCTGACGCGCGATTCACAAGACAGCGTGATTGCGGTCGATAGCGCACCGGAGGCAGCATGAAATGGTAACGGAAGTCCACCAATCTGAAGTAACTGCACCCTATCGTCGGCTGCCGCAGGATCTTCCGCCTGGCGATTCACCGACGAGTGATCGCTCAGGCTATGGATCGACAATCGATGCCGCCGAGGATGGTGATGTCGATGAAGCGTTAGAGTTCGTGTCATCTGACGATCAGTTAATCGAAACCGCGCGCACGATCTATCGCGCCAGCACCGATTACCTCGATTCGAATATCACGAATCAGTGGGAAACCAACCTCAATCACTTCAACAACGAACACAGCACGACTTCGAAATTCCGCTCCAAAAACTTCAAACGCTCGCGCGTATTCCGGCCGAAAACGCGATCGATGACAAAATCGAGCGAGGCCGCGCTGACCGCAGCGATGTTCTCGACACTCGATGTGCTGGACATACAGGCTGAAGATCAGACGGATCTGGTTCAACTAGCCAGTGCAGCGATCAACAAAGAGATCCTTCAGTACCGCCTCGACCGAAAGGTGAAGTGGTATCAGACCGTGATCGGAGCCTACCAGTCCACTCAGGTGTACGGCCTGTGCATTTCGATGCAGCGATGGGATTACCACGTTGACACTGATGTGATCCCGGCTCAGGACGACAACGGCGAATACATCATCGATGAGGACGGAACCCTGATGGGTTTCGAAATGGATAAGATTCGCAAGGACGATCTCGTCGTTGACCTGATCGCGCCTGAAAACTTCCGCTTCGATCCGATGTGCGACTGGCGAGATCCGTGTGGTACGTCGCCCTACCTGATCTACATGATGCCGATCTATGCAAACGCGGCAATGGAAAACATGGAGAAGATGGATGACAAGACCGGCCAGCCGACATGGCGTAAGTACGCGATGGGAGATCTGCTGGCAACCCGCAAGAAGTGGTACGACCGGACACGCCAAGCGCGTGAAGGGCGACGTAGAATAGACCCGGCTGACGATCAGGCCAGCAGCGCCTATTCTACTTTGTGGGCGCACATGAATATCGTCAAGATCAATGGCGACGACATGATGTACTGGACGATGGGAACTGAACTGATCCTCACAGATCCGGTGAAGCTCACTGATGCCTTCCCGCATTTACGAGAAGGTGAACGTCCATTCGCGGTTGGCTTCAGCACCATCGAGGCCTTCAGGAACTATCCGGCTGGCGACGTTGAGCAGGCAGCAGGGCTGCAAGAAGAAATCAATGTCGTCGCGAACCAGCGACTCGATAACGTGAAGCTGGTTCTCAATAAGCGGTACTACATCCGTCGCGGTAGCCAAGTGGATCTCGATGCGTTAATTCGCAACGTGCCAGGCGGCGGCGTGATGATGAACGATCCCGAAAAGGATGTTCAGACAGTAGATACCCGCGATGTGACCGGATCATCGTATCAGGAGCAAGACCGACTCAGCGTCGAAATGGACGAACTGACCGGCTCTTTCTCGCAGACATCCGTTCAGTCCAACAAAAATCTCAACGAGACAGTCGGCGGCATGGAAGCTATGTCCACCGGTGCTGGTGCCGTCAGGGATTATGGCCTGCGGATCTTCTTCGAGACTTGGGCCGAACCAACGCTGCGGCAACTGGTACGGCTTGAGCAGTTCTACGAAACGGACAAAACGATTCTGTCGCTGGCCGCCAAAAAGATCAGCCT